ACCGCAATAGCATATACAGGTTTATTTGTCATTATTTTATATAAATAATATATAATTAAAAAACAAATTATAACTAATAAACATATATAAAAATATATTATTGGTTTCATCATGTATTATATTTGTAAATTAAATTAAAATAATCGGCTTATAACTCTGTAAAGTGAATAAATGTAAAAACGAGGAAATGTAAAAACGAGGAAATGTAAAAACGAGGAAATGTAAAAACGAGGAAATGTAAAAAGGTGTAATAAGAATAATAAGAATAATACATACAAAATAATTTAGCAAATTAAGTAATAAGAAAACAAATAATTAGTTTAAATACTTAAATTTTAACATTGAATATTTACATTATGGATGATTTCAATGTTAGTTCTCTACACGAATCAAAAAACGAATGGGGAGCTCGTTTATTAACAATATTTACTCCCTTGATAATTGAAGGATTCAAATCTATTTTTGATGAATCGTATAAGCTTTGCAAGGAAAATGGCGAAACAGATAAATATCTAATGACATTCCAAAACTTTATTACTAGAATTCCAAAATGGAATGTAACAATTATTGAAACTGAAAAAAAGAGAATTGTTGAAAGAAGTGGGTGTTCGTATTTAGAAGAATTAGTTGCGTGTATTCATATTATCCAATTAAAACTATTAACTGCTATGAGAGTTGGACAAAAACAAAAGAAAATAGATATAAATATACCTAAATTAGATGATTTTATTCACAAGGCATATGTAAATGTCGCTAGAAAAATTTATAAAAATGTATACTTGTTTGAATTAAATGCTCCTCCTCTACAAATACAAAAACATAATAGAGAATTAGAGATCATAGTTCAAGAATGTATTTTAAATGCGGTTAGAGAAAGTATTCCTGTTGAAAACATTTTAAGAGCTTATATGGATGAAACAGTTGAAGAAGATGTTGTTGAAGAAATTAAGGAGCAAATAATTGAAAAACCCGAAACAAAACCCGAAACACAATCTATATTTGAAGGGAAAGAAGGCAATGTTAGTTTAAAATTTAATGATATGGATTCTGCTATGGGAAAGAATGGAAAAGAAGAGATGATAAGTGCCCCAAAAACAATAGAAAGATTGGAAGAAATAAGCACATTAAGAAATATGCAAAGAAAAATGGAAGAAGACGAAGACGATGAAAAATTAAAAATATCGGACGAAGAAGTGTCGTTAGGTAATTTAGACATTCATATAATTAATCCTCCAGAAGTAAGACTAGAGCCAGATTTATTTTTAGACGATATTGAGATTTTATCATAACTTTTCCACCTTTAAAAAGGTGGAGCCAAACATTGTATAAGGAAAGATTATAACGAGGAAAAGTTCGGCAAGCCTTAATGCTTCGCTGAAAAGGCGACTTTAATAAACGTAGTTTTCTGATGGAAACCTCGTACGCCCCTAAATACAATATTTGGCTCTTACTTCGTTATAACCTTTAGAAAAGGTGGAAAAAATGCGTTATTAATTAGTTAGAAATGTAAACATATATTGTAATATGGATAATATATTTTTAGTATCAGGAATAATATCCGTTATATTTTTCATCGCCAAGTTTTTAGAGATGAGGTATGTCGATGATGAGCCAAAGCCACTTAAAATACTAATCAGAGACTCATTGGTAGTATATGTTAGTGTAGTAATTGGAAGTTTTATTTTAGAACAATTAAATCCAGTAATTAATGAAACAATGACTGCTGCTGTTCCATTAGTATTTACAGATAATCCCCCTTTTTAGATAATTAAGATTAAAATTAAGATTAAAATTAAGATTAAGATTATAATAAAATGAAACCGAATATTTTATTATTATATATTATGAGTGCCCCTTCTATAATATATAAAAAATTTCATAAATATAAACCGACTCAAGATTTTAAAGGACACCAATGGTTTGCTTTAACAAATAGTTACGGAACCGAATATGGTGATATAACGAGGGGTTATAATTTTAAAAAACCCCCTAAATTATTAGATATTGGAGATGCGGATGTAAGAATTATGATAGAAGACGAAGTTAAAAAAAAAGACCCAAAATTGGTAAGGGATTGTCATCCTGATGAACAGTATTCAGGAACAACAGCAAATAAAAAATATCATAATTTAGTAAAAGATATATTTGGTCAAGAATATGACGGAACAATAATAGATGGAAACAATTTAAAAAGTAATAGTAAATATAGTATTGACGACTTGGAAGGCCCGAGTGAAATAGTTATTTGGAAGGATTATAATGATTTATTGGAAGAAATACCTGAAGAAGATGTATCGCAAGAAGAGTTATCTAATGAAAATATGGGAAAGGGTACAAATAAATCAAAAAAAGGAAATAAAAGAACTAGAACTAACAAAAAAAGAAGGACTAGAACTAACAAAAAAAGAAAGACTAGAAAAAATAGAAGAACTAGAACAAGAAAAAATAAAAGATAAAATAAAAGATAAAATGAATACATCTATCTACCAGTCCATATTTTAATAAAAGGGTAGCGAAGCTTGTTTTGTTTTAAATCATACATGTATTCATCAAAGTTGTAAAATGTACAACGATATTTGGTTAAAATATCTCCAAACAGTGAATTAATTGTCATTAATTTAGGATATTCTTGGCAAAACAATGCCCCCATAACTCGTTCTAATGAGCAACGATCGTTGCGATTATGAACCGCGTTTACCAAATTAGTTATTGTATATTTATGTTCTAACATTTCTAAAAAATTAAGCGTAATATATGATTGACATCCAAAACACAAATTAAAATTATCATTATTAAATCCAAGAATATTAATATTGTTATTGTTTAATTTTTTCATAATTAAAGAATTGTTAGTTAAAGATGAAGCAATTCTTAAATTATTATATACATTTTCTTTATCATATTTGTGATGCCATAATGGAAAAATATGTGTATCAAATAACTCAAAACGTATTGTAGAATGAATAAACAAGCTATCGTGTATTATTACAGCACTAGGAAACCACTTATATTTTAAGTAATAAATATATGGTAGCAATTCTCCTCTTCCTGGATACTTAGATTGAATATATGTTATGTTAGAATATTCGTGATCTGCTTTTATAAAGCATTGATTGCTATTATCATCAATAAGGACAATTTTATGAAGAGGATAAAAAGTTCTTATAAGTTTTATACATTGATTCCAATATTTGTTAGTTTTTTCTGAATTAACATGTCTCGTAATTATAAATCCATAACTTGACATATAATATTATTATAAAATATTATATTTCAATGTACATTACTATTTTATTTATAATTATTATTTTAATTATTACTTTAGTAATACGATGGTAATTCATCTATATTTATTATAGTTTCGTTTTTCCCAATATTTTTATTAGAAATAATAAACTTACTAAATTCTTTACGATCAAGCTGATCCACAGGCGTGTGTTTATGAACAAATCTAGCGATCATTTTATATAATTTGAAATCAGGATATCGTTCAACGCCATTATTTTTATATAATACATTAACGCCATTATCGTCGACGCACCATTCTACAATTAATTTTACCAATGGAGAGCATTCATTCATATTTTTAATTGTTTCGAAATCATCAACCACATAGTCAAAAATAGAACAAGCTAAACGACACAAATCAAAACTATAATTTGGTTCTAAGCGAGGTTTTTTATCGTTAAAATATGGTTCTGTATTATATTGTGTGGCCGCATCACCTCCAGTTTTAAAACTATCACTACATAATATTTTGCCATTTAATTTATATATAGCTCTTCCAAAATCAATAATTTTATATATTTTTCCAAATGTTGGAACTTTATAGGTTTTTTTCTTAAAAGTGTAATATATAAACTTTTTACTGGTTGGAATATACATAACATTGTTAGTATGAAGATCGTTGTGTGTGAATAAGAACATTTTTTGATAAGTAATAAGAATCATAATTATTTGCATTAGTGCTGAGAACCATTCATCATCGGTTAATTCGCCATTCATAATTAAGTAATCAAATGTATTTTCGCATTGTTCCATACAAATTACTTGAACTGGGAATTCTGAAAAGGTAAGAGTTAATGTTTCTTCTTCGATACTAGATTCGCTCTCTTCATCCTCCCATTCGTCGGCATCATCCTTTGTTTCATCCTTTGTATCAGAATTAATATTATCGCTTTGAAATTCATCATCTTTATTCGAATCACTATCTGAATCACTTAATTCATTATCGTTTGTATGTGATGTTCTAGATGAACAAGTTGAGCCAGATTTTAGCGATTCTGATTTTTTTTGATTAGTAACATCAAACTCGGATGAATTTGTAATATCCACTAAATCGACACCAAGATTTTTAACATCAATTAAAGAAATATGTGTTTCATTTTTTATATCATTTTTTATATCATTTTTTATATCATTTTTTTCAAATGTATTTTCAAATATATTTTCAAATATAGAATCATCAATAGATGTTATAGACGCAACCGATTTTAAACTAGAAGAAATTTTTAAAGGTTGTAGTGGTTTAGGATCATTATTTGTAATTAAATGCGAATAATCCTCTACTTTAAATAATACATTTTGTTGTTTTACAAAAAAATCAGATTGAATTAAATAATCTATATCATCTATAATGTTAATTTTATAATCGTTTTTAATGGCTAAAAACGATCCATAATAATCAAGACCGTGAATAAATTTATGTTCGTGTAATAATTTACTTGACAAAAACGAAAAAAAACCATCAACAAACGAAGAATTATTAGGATCGTCTAGTTTTGGATGAATCTTAGCAGTTTTATCAAATGAAGGAAGATTAAACAATTGAGGATCAGTGTGGTTATATTTACCAACAACATATTTAAATGGATCTAAAAGCGGGGCCATTTTGATAAAAACATTTTGTGTTGTCGTGAAATCATCGTCGTCATTAATATTTTTAAGTTTACAAGTAAAAACATGTTCGTTTTCATCATCATTCTTCTTTTTTTTTGAGTCCTTAATATCTGAAATAGACCATTGATGATTTAAATTAATGGCGTTCCAATTAGTACTGTTAAGTGAAAAAAATCTGTCATAGATGGGTATATAATTTTGAACATTAGTTAAGTTAACGTTTTTGTTAGTTTGAAATTGATGGAACAGATTGGAATTCTTTCGTTTCTGGTAATTTACAGAAATTGTCATTAGCTAATTAAAATATAAATTATAATTGTATTTAACTTATTATTTTTACAAGTTATAAAGAATCCTTAATGTTATAAAGAATCCTTTATAACTTGTAAAAATTTAAGTTATTTTATTTTTCATAATAATCAATCAATACTGGTTTAACACTACGTTTAAATTTTGGTTTTGTCAGTAAAAATTTTTTTACCGTAGTTTGTATATCAGAATAACTTTCTTTGGCTTCAATTACGTTTTTAACAGATTTGCCATGAGTTTTAGCAGGAGTCATTAATGTTTTGTGAAATTTATCTTTTGAATTAATAGATAAATTAATTTTACTTAATTTTTTATTTATATAATTATAAGATGTTGATTTATCAATAACCATTTTATAATCTAAAAATATAGCATTTGGATATTTTTCTAAAAGAGACATATAATTAATATAATAAAAATTGTATAATTCAAGCATATTAGGAAATTTTTTGTTATCAAGTTCCACAGGAAAATATAATTTGGTATATTTAATATAATAATGTTCTTTTTTTATGCTATACATCCAATTATAAACATTTTTATACATTATTATTAATAAATTATCTGGATTTTTAAGATAATTTTCAATTATGCTTATATCTAATGTGTGTTTACCAAATGGCCGATGTTGATGTTCGATGGATATAGATTTATTTTGTATTAAGTCAATACATTTTGAATTATTTATTATATTAAATAATAAATTAGTTCCAGTATTATATGGTCCAATAACATGAACATTTTTTGACATATATATATATTAGTATATATATTAGTTTGGTTCTTACTTCGTTATAACCTTTTTTTTAAGGTATATAAGTATATTTATAAAAAGTATTCGTTAATATAAAAAAATTTATATATTTATTATATTATAATGAATTTAGATTTAAGACGGTTTGATATGAAAAGTATTAGTTTTAAACCAAATGAGTCTAAAGGTCCAGTGGGTGTTTTAATTGGGCGCCGTGACACTGGTAAATCCTTTTTAGTAAGAGATTTATTATATTATCATCAAGATATTCCTATCGGAACTGTTATTTCTGGAACAGAAGAGGGAAACGGATTTTATGGAAAATTGGTTCCAAAATTATTTATTCACAATGAGTATAATACAGCAATCATTGAAAATATTTTAAAGAGACAGAGGGGAGTATTGAAACAAATAAGAAAAGAAATGGAACAATTTAAACGCAGTACTATTGACCCTAGAACGTTTGTAATCCTAGATGATTGCTTATATGATAACACTTGGGCGCGTGATAAAATGATGCGACTTTTATTTATGAATGGTGAATTGTTTGCCATAGTCATTTCAAAAGAATGGCTAGTATATTATTTTTAAAATAATATGCGACACGTCCAAATTGCGGAGACGTCTTGTTAAGAACCGTAGAGTTCTTTAAAGGTTTATACTACTAAACTATTATAGAAATATATTAGTGGCTTATGCTAATTACATAAGGTATAGTAAAAATGTATAAAATAGAGATAACCCGCAGCTAATCATCTAAGTCCGTTATGGTAAAGGATATGATGAAAGTTCAACGACTAAACGCCCGTGGGGTTGAGTAATCTAACCAATTACAATGATGCCTTAAGATATAGTCTAAACCCATCTGAGAGGATGTTATGCCCATTTAAAAAGCATAAATTTAATGATTTTAGAAAGAAATGTCTAAATGAAAATGGTATATTTGAGACACTGGAAGGTAATGTTGCTTATAACTATGCAATATCCTTTAGGTATTCCACCAACACTAAGAACTAACATTGATTATGTATTTATTTTGAGAGAACCATATATCGCAAATAGAAAGCGTATTTATGAAAATTATGCTGGTATGTTTCCGACATTTGAATCATTTTGTCAAGTAATGGATCAATGTACTGAGAATTATGAATGTTTGGTTATCAATAATAATGTTAAATCAAATAAGATACAAGATCAAGTGTTTTGGTATAAAGCCGAAGCACATAATGACTTTAAGTTAGGGTCAAAAGAATTCTGGGAATTGTCTAAACAGCTTAATGACGACGACGATGAAGAACAATATGATCCAAATAATGTTAAGAAACGTGGTCAGGGACCAAAGATTTCGGTAAAAAAGAGCAAATGGTAAAAATTAATAATGAATAATTATAATCCCAATAAACCAAATTATTTCTGTTTGTCATCAATACTGCTAACGCCATATGTAAATTTATTATAAATAATATACAATAAACCAACACATAAAATCAGCGTTGGTCCATAAATTTCAGGAGCTTTATTTATTAATCCATATATAATTAATAGTATTTGTGCAATAAGATTTCCAGATAAATAAAACCAAGTAAAACTAATAGTATTATGAGTACTATAAATATTACTAACAAGTGAAAAAAACGACACAACATTAAACATAAGCGATGTTGTTGCTAATATACCTAACTTTCCCATATAATATATTATAAGTACAATATATTTTATTATAATTTTAATAATTTTAATAATTTTAATATTTTATAACAGACTATATAAGTCTATTTACTCGGCCTTTTTATTAGCGAACAGTAATAAACTTGATTTTACAAGATTACATAAATTTAAACAATGTACAATTATTACACTTATAAAATTTTTTACCCTTATTAGGTCCTTCTTTTTTTACAGTGAATAATTTTACAGAAGAATCGCAGTTTTCACATTTACATATATTCTTTTTATAACAATCTCCGCACGAAGTCCTCCATTCTTTGTGTTCTTGTGACACTTCAAAAGTTAAATTACATTCTTTACAAATAATATCAATAGTTATTTCATTAAATTTTTTGTTTTTGAAACATTCAATACATATTGTTCTATATTTTTCGGGATACATTATAAATACAGAACAATCTAAACACCTTTTTACAAAAGGCTTACAAGTATTACAAAATTTACAATCATCGTTAATTATTGGAGTAAATTTATTACTACACGTTAAACAAATAGTAACTTTATTAGTTTCTCTACAAATCAAACATAAATCATTTTTATTATCTATTTTTCTAGATTCTTTATTACAATTAATACAATTTATCATAGTAACTTTATTTGATAATTGTTTTAAAAATTTTTTTTTTAATAATTTAGAACCTGTCGGAATACAAGAACATATACCACTCACACCATTTGAACTTTGCGAAAATATTTTTGAAGTATTACATAGATAACAAATTGAATTAGTTAAATATGATTTAGAGTAAGGAATAGTTGGGTCATTGATTGAAATATCATAATTAATTGTAGATTCTTGATATCCCCTTTTATTTTGCCGTTGTTTTTCCTTATATCCTTCAGGTAACCCATTTTTCTTTTCTTCTCTCCTATCTCGTTGTGCTCTTTTCATTAATTTATAATTTTCATCATCATCACTAACAACTCTGTGTCTATTGTTACATACGCTACCTACATTAAATATATGTCCTGATAAATTATTATGAAATTCAAAAACATTATCGATTGGTTGGCTACATATACAATAATTATCTCCAGAATAATAATACCCAATACAAGTAAAATCGGATTGATCGGATGACCCTATATTTATTATTTCATTAAAAGCAATTTTAAGCTGTAGAAAACTTTTTAAATTAATAATATATTTTTTAGGATAAGTTAATAACAATAAGAATATAAACTTATCTGGTTTTTCTGGTTTACAATTATAATGTTTAATCATATAAAATTCTAATAAAGCCCAATAAATAGGATAATTATTGCTATTTGTAAATTTTATAATAAAATCAGATTCAGACATACATTTAATTATTAATGTTTTAAGTTCAATATTCCATACTAATTTAGTTATAGCTATCCAATTCTTTTCACTATAATTAGTATTTTCAAAACTTTGCATTATTTTATATATTGTATTTATTGTAATAAATAAAATATATTTTCAATTTTTTATTTTACTCGGCCTTTTTATTAGCGAATGGTCCTGATGTTAGTTGGCTTTGTCCATAATCAGATTTACCTATAACAACATTGGCGTCATCAAATAGTTCAGAACGGATGTCCGCAACAGAAATAGACTCAGGCTCCTTAGAAGCAAACGTGCTTTCAGTTGTATTATGTCCAGCACCAATTAAATTGCCATCTTTATCAATGTCCTGAGTGAGAACGTTACCATGTTTTTCAGAATTTTTCTTGTTTTCCTCAATAGCCTTTTGTTTAGTTTCTTTAATGCGTTGTTCAAACGTGGACTTGGCAATAGTTTCGTTCTTCTTCTTCTCTTGCGCTAGTTGATTAAGCTCTTCTTCCAAATATTCAACACGCCCTGTTTTATAAGCCTCAGGTTCCCAAGGAAGCCACATACCAACAGGTCCAACATAAACATCAAAACTAGGATCAGTTTCTCTTAAAAGTTTAGCACGTATTTCGGCTTCTTCTTGAGACGAGAAGTTGCCTCTAGCCTTGAATCCTCTAACAGATGTTTGAAAATTATGCTTAACGTTAAATTTCTTTTCAAGGTCTTCTTCTTCACGATCCAAAAACGTTTTATAATCGTCTTCAATGGATGAATTGATAATCGTAGCACGTTCTTCCTTTACAAAGGTTTCAAAATCTTTCATAACTTCTTCAAACTGTAATTTATATTTAAAAGAAACGAAATTAAGAAATTGGTGGAATTTTTCCATTGATTTGTTCATATCCCATTGCTTTAGGAATTCTTCAAAGTAATACATTTCTCTTTGTTTTAGGATTTTTTCAGGAGATACAAAAGAAAAACAGCCAAAATTTTGTCCAGCAATAGGCTTATCGACCTCTAGCATATCAACATATTTTGGATTAGGAGTTCCGTCTTTCTTGTCCTTTCTCTCGAATGGCTTTTTATAAGCGTTAGTTTTACTCATTATATATTTTAATGAATTATTGGGTTTAAGTTTTAATTTAACAATATATTTTCTTTTAAAATTAACAATATATTTTTTTCTTATTATATTTTATATAAAGATGGGTATGTTTGATATGACTGAACTTATTAAGCGCATTATTAAGTATTTAATTGAAGGTTTAATGGTTGCTATTGCTGCTTTCGCGATCCCAAAAAAATCGTTAAATCTTGAAGAAATAGCATTACTTGCGTTAACTGCGGCGGCGACTTTTGCTATTTTAGATACATATATTCCTTCAATGGGTGTTAGTGCTAGATCAGGAGCGGGACTAGGTGTTGGGCTAAATTTAGTTGGGTTTCCGGGTGGTTTATAACCATAATATGGTGTGGTAGCTTTCCAAAGGTACTGGCGTTGCAAGTTGTTTTAATAATATATAATTTAATAAAAATTGAATTATATTTTATAATATGAATTATGTCATATATTAGGTATGCTATATGGATTTTTGATGAAAAGGGAAATAAATTACAAGTATTATAATATTTTATTAGACCATTATCCATTACCCATTATCCAAGGTCAAACAGTAGGAATAAACTCCCAATTAATTTCAACACACATTTTTTTCCATGTTTCGTCTTGTTCAATTAATTTTTCACGATCTTTTAATAAAGGAATATCTTCCAAATATTGTGTTTCTTCAAGTAGCTCACAGAACTTAAAAAGGACATAATAATAATTCAAAAAATTAACGCGATAATCAGGACAAGTTTTAGCATATGGAGATTGAATTTCCATAAATAAATTACATAATGTGTCTTCTAATTCAGGGCTAAAAACAGGAGGTGGAATGCCCAATTTATTTTTAATAAACGCAATGTGTTCATAATATTTATTAAATCCCAATTTCTTAAGAATTTCTTTTGTTTTATTATGTGTTAGTTGCTCAATCCCAATTCGTTCCTTTTTAATTTGTTGTTGAATTTGGTCAATAACTTCATCAGGAATTTGAGTAGTTTCCTTTCCTTGAAATTGTGCTAATATTTCCTTAAAATGATTAATTTTCTTATAAGCATAAAAACAAACTTCCTTTGGGGGTTCTTTATAACTAGGTTTCTCGTTTTCAATTAGATAAGGTAAATTAACAGCACAAACATTACAAATAAGCACACCCTCATCATCAAGCGGAATCATTTCCCCTTTATAACAAAATTGACATATATCAGTTTCTCTAATAAACGAATTCATATCCAAGAAAGATTCATCAATATTGCTTAAATATTTCTGAACAATATTTTTGTTTTTATTTTCAGTTATGTTTTTTTCATTTTCGGATTCATCTTGTTTAACTTTGAAAATATTAAAAAGTAATTGATTTTTAGAGGTGACAACTTTGTTAGTTTCTTCCACATTATTAATGTTTTTTTTATTTTCAAAATATTCAAAAATAAATTTAGAGTTATCAAGAAAGTAGTTATTTTTCTTGTATTTAAGTTTTTTGATTGTTTCGGTAATTTCCTTTAACCTATCCTTCATTTCCATTAATTGTTCAATAGGAATAACAATTTTGTTATCTATTTTTTGTTTAAGATTAGTTCTTTCTTCTTTTAATTTAGGTATAGTATCAAATTCATCTTTAACAAAATCATTTACAAACTCTTTATGCTTGCCATCTAATGTGGTTGTATATTTTTTACAAATTTTTATTTTTTTTGTGGCCTTTGGTTTAAAAGATGGCATTAAGATGTATATATATTGTTTTGTAGAAATATTTAATTAGTATTTTTATCAAATTATATAAAAATATATTTACATGTAACAAAATATAATATAATATGTTTATTAAGAAAATTTGTTTACATTTTAATTCACGCATTGATGTATACGAGAATTGATAATAAAAGATAATAAGTTAAAGAGATAATAAGTTAAAAGAAGAAATAAAGAATGCCATATAACTTTAATAATGGACATAGAAATAAAGTTAGAAGACAAACAATTAGAGATAGATAAACTAAAATTCCAAAAAATGGTTTTTTTATTTAATGCTTTAGACAATGGTTGGTCAATAAAAAAAAGAAAGGATTCATATATATTTACAAAAAACCACGAAGGAAAAAAGGAAATATTTGATGAATCGTATTTATCTATATTTATGAAAGAGAACACGGACATTAATAAAATATTATCGTAAAATGTAGGTATGATTTTGTTAAACGTGTTACAATTATATAAAATGTTAAACTTAATAATTATGTTATACATACATATTTATGAGGGGTAATAATTATATTAATTAATAATTATAGAAAATGTGTAGGTATACATTGTAAAACTAAATTTAATTATTTATTTCAATTAAATTTATTTTCAAAAAGTTTTTTATCTTTAGGGATTATATAATATGGGAGGCGGATTAATGCAACTCGTGGCTTATGGAGCCCAGGACGTTTACCTTACAGGTAATCCTCAAATTACTTTCTGGAAAGTGACATACCGTCGCTATACCAATTTTGCTATTGAATCAATTGAACAAACATTCAATGGCCAAGCTGATTTCGGACGTCGTGTT